GAGGATGAAAAAATACCAAGAACTTAGAATTAATCTGACTACAGATTTTACAATTTGGGCAATAGACTGCTCAGTAGAAGAAGCAAAAGAATTAGCTATTAATAATTTAAAAGAAAACATAGAAGATTGGCTAGTTATGGATATTTATGACGAAAATACTGATAAATATATAGAAGAAGGAAAACACATAAAGGAGGAAGCATGACAGAAAAAAGATTTATGATTAGGTGTACAGACACTATGAACTCTTATTTACTTGAACATGTTTTTGATAGTGAAAAGGAGGCACAGCATTTTATAGATACTTCTGATGAGTGTTTTGCTTATGATAGTAGTTGTTTTGAAGTGGAGGAAGCATGACAGTCGAAGAGCTACAAGCAAAAATAAACGATATTGAAAGTAAATATTACAAGGGTTGGAAACAATCAGAGGAATGGTGGCAAATTACTGGTAATGTCGACCCATCTGATAGGGAGTTATGGATTAAATATAATGAACTAAAAAGGAGGAAGCATGAATAACAAAGAACTTAGACAAGCAATTAGAGACGAATCAGAAAGAATAATTGAAAGTCTTTTATACCAATCGCCCGAAGAAGATTATGAAGAAGATAAGAGATATTTGCATAGTTCTCAAAGAACTTTTAAAGAGTTATGTGAATGTAATGGAGAAAATTACAAAGAAGTAATACAACGATTAAAGGAGGAAGCATGAGTAAATTATTAGAAGCAGTTAAAGAAGCAAGTATATCTGTTGCTTGTTTGCTTGATGATGTTGCAGTTAATAAAGATGATATTTTAAATTGTGAATTAGATTTAAATGAACTGCAAAAAGACATTGAACACTTACAAGACCAGATAACAATAATAGAAAATAACACAGAAAAGTATAGATTTATTTTAGAGGAGGAAGCATGAGTAAATTAACAATAGATGAAGTAGCCGATTTACTCGGTTGTTCAAGCATATCTTCAAAAGTAGATTATCGCATTAAAGAATGTGCCACTAAAGGCGTTGTCGCCATAGTTTACTTTTACGAAGAACCACTAAACAAAGAAAATCAGAAAACTACACTTTGAGAAGGAAGCATGAAAACCAACATAGCAATTGAACTTTCAGATGAAGAAAGATTAAATTTAGGTAAAAAGTATTACAAGAAAAAGAAAATGATTACTCGTTATGATCTCAACGAGCTAGTAAAAAAATATATCTATGATATTTTAGAAGCTACCCCACCAACGGCACAAGAACAGAAACAAGACCCTTTACTAGCTAAAGAATGGTCAAGTTTATCTCAGCTCAAGGATTATTTACTTCGTGAAGGAAAGACAATCATTACTCACTTTGATGGCTTTCAAATAGTGGTAAAAGACAAAGACGGCTATCACTATTCTTATATCCTAGACCCAACGGGCTTACATAAAATTAAAACCAAAAACGCAAGGCCGAAAAGCTACGGATAGCTACGAGTCTAATTTATTTTCTTGTGTAATGATTGTTGCTTCATCAACGCCCTCATCAAGTAATGGTTTGTAATCACCAACAAGCGTTTTAATTTTGGTTTTTAAATCTTCTATAGACAAGCTCTCCAGGGATCCCGTTCTAATCTCCTTGCGTTCAATATACAAGCCGGCTGCACGACCTCGTTGTACTTCGGCCGCAACTGCAGAGGTAAAGTTACCTTTTTCTATTGCTAAATCTCTAATCTCGGCAAGTTTTCTTATGTGTCTGCCGTAAGTAACTTGATATTTACTGGCTAATTGATTTTGCAAGTGTTCAATATACTTAACAACTTTAGGGTACATTCTTGGGTTAGTTAATTCAGAAGCTCGAACAGAAGCAGAAGATTCGGAATATCCGGCAGAAATCGCACACTCTTCTTTGGTTTTACTGCCGTCGTTGTAAACGTATTCTTCAGCAAAGCGTTTGGCTTTTTCAGTAATATTAAAAGCGTTGCTAACTAAGTCTTGGTCTTTTATTTTTGCCATCGGGATAATTAAACAGGAAAAAAGCTTAGGGAACAAGGGGAGAAGTGTCGTTGTCCCCTAAGCGAAGGAGAAAGTAATGAATATAATATCATAGCACTAATTTTCACATAATGTACATAATGTGGACCTAATGTGGTAGAAATTAGGTCGAAACCCTTATAGGACCTACTTTACAGCTTTACCTAACGTCATAATGTCAATTTATTGCTAAATTTTGATAGTCAGTTCCAGAAAAAGTCAGAGAAATAGAAATTCACATTAGGTGTAATTATAAAAGTACCCTCTATAGGAAAGGCTTTTTAGCCCGTTTTTACCTAATTTCTACCTAATTTATACGTTTTTTCCACATTATGTCCTTGGTCCCTTGTCCTTCGTCTTTTTCCACGTGATACATGAGCTTTCTTAAGAACCAATCGGCTTTCTGTAAGTCTTCCAGGCCATTTTTCTGTTCATAGCGCCACAAATATTTAATGATACTTGCCTTCAAGTACCCTTTAAATTCTTCCGGGGATAAACTACTTTCGATTGCTTCAATACACTCAACTAGACCAGTTTTATAGTGTGGGGGATTGATTTTATCTTTCATTATCTAACTATTTCTATATCTGCCTGTGTTTCAATAACCACTCGAGCGCCACAAGAAAGAATTGGTTTACCTGCTTCACCATAACGCACCACCGAATCACCTTTAATCTTTACGGCATGACAATAAGTGTTGGTTTTACCTTCTTTAATTGTAATAACAGGCTCATTACTAGCGTTTTTTAGGTTGGCTTTTATCTTATGTTGATTAACGTGAATGTATTTTTTAGTCATTTTTAGCGCAGTGTTCTCCTTCCTGTCTACTCCAGGCTTTAAAATTAGCCAGTCTGTAACGTTATTCTTTACGCAAGTGTCGGATCTCAAAGCCTTCAAAAGCGTTGCGTAAATTAATTAACTTACGTTCGGTCTCCGGCAAGGCGTTCCAATATGCCGACATAGTTTCACGTTCATAACGTCCACAGCCTTTGCATCTATCGTCGCCCCATTGAGCGACTGAGCATCTGCCAATACAAGGGCTATCCGCCAGACTAGACACTTTTCCATCGAGACGTAGTGCCATAATATGGCAAGTATTACAAGTTTTATCTGCCTTGTCCACGATATTTTTTAAAAGATCGCCTCTTGTGTTTGTTCATCTTGGAAAAACCAATGTTTCTTTTTGTGCTTTGTGACGTACATTTGGCCTTGTGTTTGTTCGGATCAATCGCTTGGACTTGTTTAATACGTGCCATTACTTATAGTTAGGCGCTTCGGAAATTTTTAACATTTCACCGCTTGGTTTGGCTTGTTGTTTAAGCATGTGTGTTGAAAAATGATCTAATAAAAAAGGTATGTCATCTATTACTTTTTGTTTAAAGTCATCTTTAAGATTATATCTATCCAACCTATACCGCACCTCTGATAATAGATCGCTATCTTCGTCAGGAATACCAGTGCTAGGTAGTACTTGATTTTCAAAAGTGTGTCCTAATGCTGTGGCTAAAACTTCTTCAATTATAAGCGCACCTCTTCGACCCATATTAGCCAATATTTTAGAAGCTTCACCAATCTCTTTTTCCTTAGCCTGCTTGGCATCATAGTTTTTATTAAAAGGATTAGTAATTTTAGATAAACTTAAATTTTTTAAACTATCCATATAATCCGTTTGTGCTACCGCATCATGTATGTATTCGTGAGCAAGAGTATTCTGATACTCTGGTTCTACAGCTTCTTCTGTAAAAGTTTCCGCTCCAACTGCTGGAGGTCTAGCAACTATTTCTCTTTCATCAGGCCTGTAAAGACCTAAAGTCCTGGAGTAAAGTGGCTCTGGAAAACGTATAAAGGTTTTACCATTCTTTGTAAATTCTTCAGTTTTTAAGGGCGTAAATAACGAACCAATACCTGTTTCATTTAAACGATCCGCTAACTCTGGAGGAAAGCCTCCAGCACCTTGTTTAAATTTATATCCCGTTTCAGCCATTACAAGTTCTTTTTAAGCTTTTCTATAATCTCTTGAGTAATTAACTTGGATTGCGTGTCTAACTCCAAACGTTCTTTGGCCCGGAGCATTTCACCTAGCTCGACTTGGGGATTGTCCAAACAGTATTGGACCACATCAAAGCTACGCATCTTAATCAGAATACTACGCAATTGTTTTATGGTTTCTGGTTTTTGCATTAGTGTCTCGTTTCGTCCTCATCAACAAATACGCCATCAGTCTGAGCCAGCATGTAACACAGCATAGTAATTACTATGTCCTTATCTAAATCTTTACGACCCACTAACGTAGCAATTTGAATCATGCTGGCGGTAATTAAATCCCAGGTGTCACTTTTTTCTAACAAAGCTCTTTCTAAAACTGGATTAAGTTCTTCTAAAACTTTTGCAATCCCTTCGTTCATAGCAAAATCTTCTTTTAAATTAACAAATAGTTTCATTTATAGCTCCTACCATAATCTCCATAATTCATTGTTGTACCACTTGCTTTTAAACCTTTTACTAAACCACCTTCTTTATAACCTAAATAGTTTCTTATTCTTTTTAGAGTTGGGCTGTCAAAAGTTCTTTGAGTTGTGCTTGGTCTGCCTAAAAGATCCTTTGTAGTTTCATAAGCTATTATTTTTCCATCATCAGTAAATTCATATTCATTTATACCCAGTCTTTTCCCATACTGTTGAGCTTCAACAAATCCATGTTCTTCCAAAATTTTTGCAACATCATTTGAATTTAATTTATCGGATAGCAGTCTGTTTGGGTAATCAGGATTTCTTTCTTGTCTAGTCGTTTTCTTAACTGGACCAAACTTTTCTTTCAAGTTTCTAATTTTTTCTAATTGTTGTTCCTTAGTTAAATCAGATTTGGGCATTGGTGGATTTAAAAATTCATCTATTTGTTTTTTGCTTACCCCTGGCTCACTCATAACTTCTCTAATCAAAGCATTACCTTCGTTAATTAATTTTTCACCCGCGTCCATTTCAGCATCACTGCCCATTTGTGCGCCCATTCTTGAACTGGCTTTGCCTCGTTCTATTAAATCTTTAGCCTTTTGTAGTTTTCTAGCAAGTAAAACCGGTAAACCATACGGTCCAGCGCTGGCACCTATGTATTCTAATGGGTCGTTTGGATCCGGCGCCAGTAAAGAAAGAATTCCAGCAATTTGATCAAAGCTGTCTTTAAAGCCTCCATAATCTTTCGAGGTGCGTTCTACAATATTTTTTGCCATAGTTTAATTATACTGCTAATCAAACCATTGTCTAACTTCCCCTAATACCTCATTACTTATTTTCACTTTGTTTAGCAAGGTTTTTAAAATCTTTTCGTCCACCGTATCTTTGGCTACTAAGTCTATATAAGTGCATTTATCGTTTTGCCCGATACGGTGAATACGGTCCTCAGATTGAATTCGTAGCTCTAAGTCATAGCTGTTTGAGTAATATATTATAACGTTTGCTTCTGTTAACGTGATTCCTCTACCACCTGTTTGCGGATTTGAGATAAAATACTTTAACTCGTTATCTGGGTCCTGAAAGCGAGTAATTATATTTTGACGTTCATTTTGAGGGGTATCGCCGTAATATGTGGCCACCGAATTTTTTCCATATTTTTCTCGGAGCATTTCTGCTAACCTCTCTATGTCTGTACGGAACACAGCAAATAACACAACCTTACCATCCGTCTCTGCCAGCACATCCAATACCGCAGGTAGTCTGTTGTTCTCTAAGTAAATAGTTTCGCCTGCCTCGTTACGCAAACTGCCAGCTACTACTTGTTGCAAGCGCATCAATTGAGTTAAGACGTTCATGGTCGAAAAAGTTTCGTCCTCCAGAATCATCACTGCTTCTTGTTTCATTTGTGCATACGCCACTTGTTGCTCTTTGGTTAGTTCAACATAACGTTTCGTATAAGTTTTAGCTGGTAAATCCAAACATTCGGCTTTGGTATAGCGAACCGAAAAACTTTTTAATAATTCTTGTAGCTCATCTAAGCGCTGAAACCCGACAATCTGATCGAAACCTCGAGCGCCCATTTGTTGACGCTTCATAATTGCATAGCGCGCTCTAAAGGCATAGTAACTGCTATAGCCCAAAAGATTTGGGTGCAAGAAATAACATTGTGAGTATAGATCCAACGGCGCTTTGGTAATTGGAAAGCCGGTCAAGATGCGACGATAGTTTGCCAGCGGAGCCAAAGCGATAAGATTCTTTGTGCGCTTGGCTTTTGGATTCTTAATAGTAGTTGATTCATCTACTGCGAGCATGCAGTCGTGAGTATTTAAAAACTCTTCAACAAATTTACAGCCTTTAACTGTAGCAAAAGCTTCGACGTTAACTAAAAAAATATTTAAGGTCCCAGTGCTGTCTTCGTCGACCATTTTGCGATAGTCCCTGGTCCAACGTTGCGTATGATTCGTCTGCCAAACTAAAACCTCTCGGGCTATGTCATCTGGCAAGTGACGTTCTATTTCATTAATAGACCAGTTATCTAACACTCCCTTGGGTGCGACAATAACCGCGCCAGATATTTTTTTAGCTTTAAATAAAATGCCAATGTTGTCGATTAAAATTTTAGATTTACCCAGCCCCATTTCTAAAAACAAAGCATAGTTATCTTTGTCATAACTTTGCTCTAAAGTTTTGTATTGATGATTGTAGGGTTTTGTTTTAAACTGATATGTCTCAAGCTTCATAAGATTCGTCCTTTATTATTCGTTATTTTTTAAAATATTTCTTGCAATGTGCATTAAGCATAGTATAAGATACGATTAGTAATGAGTAAAGACATAGAAGTAAAAATATTTCAAACCGATTTTGGCTACAGTCTAAGTTTAGACGGCGTGGTTCCACGCGACAGACTTGGTTACGAAATAAGTTTTACTTCTTTGGACGAAACTTTGTGTTATTTATTCTACGATTTTGGTCGAACTTCAGCTTTTAAAATAGTTGCTTGCGAAGGCGACGATACTTTAGAAAAGATTATTGATTTTGAAATGGATCACGAGTTAGAGCATGAGGTAGTTAAAGATTGGTCCTGTATACCCACTCCAGATGAGATAAAAGGTAAGGCTAAAAAAACCGACAATGTTTTAATTTTTAAACCTAAAGATGAAAAGTGAACATAAAAGAACACCAAGCCATGATGAGGAGAATAAAAGCGGAGTTAGATGCTCAAGAAAAACAAAAGAAATTAAAGAAAATCAAAAAGAAAAAAGAGGAAAAGTAAATGTCAATTGAAATATTATTTGAACAAGAAACCAAAAGAAAAGTAGAGTCCCTAAAAGAAACTGATTTAAAAAGTTTATCCGAACTGTGCGACAAATTATTGCGAGTGCAAGGCACGATAGGAAATGCTGAGGACCGCTTGCAAAGGCTGAAAGAAACCGAAAAGAATTTATCCGAAGAAGTTATACCCCTGCGTTTACAAGAGCTAGGCATACAAGACATTCGTCTAAGTGATGGCTCACGTATTTCAGCAGAACCTTATTATGGCGCTCGTATCTCTAAAGAAAAATTAGATGCGGCTCACAATTGGCTGAGAGAGAACGGTCACGGCGATCTTATTAAGAACGTCGTGAGCGTGCAGTTCGGCCGTGGTGAAGATGAGCGTGCTAAAGAAGTGATAAACATTTTAATAAAGGAAGGGTTATTGCCTGACCAGAAAGAAAGTGTTCATCCTAGTTCACTCAAGGCGTTCGTACGCGAACAAGTTGAGTCGAACAACCAGGTGTTTGACCAAGCAGCCAGAGAACTTTTCTCTGTCTACGAGGGCAAGCGAACTAAAATTGTCAAATAACAAATAAAGAGGAACGAATATATGGCAACGAAGAAAGCAAACGGTGAGAGTTTAGTCGCTCTCTTTGAAGGTGTCGAAGAAAAAGGCTTCGGCGAAGTAACAGCAGATGATCTACGGACTCCGCGTATCTCCATTGTACAGGCACTGTCGCCCCAGCGACAAAAATCCTCGCCTGACTACAATGCTGATGCAGAGGAAGGGGATCTTTATTTTTCAGGAACCAACACAGTCTTGTCGGGCGAAGAGGGTTTATTATTCTTACCGGTCTGGTACGAAAAAACTTTGGTGGAATGGAAACTGCGTGAGAAAGGTGGTGGTTTAGTCAAGATACATCCAGCGGATAGTGACTTACTAAATCGTTGTAGCAGAGATTCACAAAACAGATTGCTAACGCCGTCTGGTGAAACTCAGTTAACAACTACTGCTAATCACTATGGGTATGCTTTAATTGAAGATACACCGCAGAAATGCGTAATCAGTATGACTGGTTCACAATTAAAACACTCACGTTACTTTAACACCTTGATACAAGGTACGAAGATGGATGGTGAAAAAGGCAGCTTCACCCCACCTTCATACTCGCACTGGTACACGATCAAAACTCAAACAGAGTCCAATGACCGTGGTTCTTGGTATTCGTATTCAATATCACAAGAACGTTCACTTAATACTAAGGAGACGGACTTGTTTACCGAAGCAAAAGATTTCTCAGAATTTTGCGCAGGCGGTGGTATGAATCAACTACCAAACAAAAGTGCTAATACAGAAGCAATAGAGGACAACTCGAAAGCACTGTATTAAATTTTTTACAAAGGTCTTTTTAATATTTTTTCAGCCTTTGTAAAACAACCGAGTGGTAGTCTTTTTTATGGCGGGACTACCACTCACCTTAACAGATTAAAGTAATGACGCAAACAACAGAAGAAAAATTTATGCAAATATTTTCGGGTTTAGATAGAGCGTATGGTATATACGAAATAACTGGGCAAAAAAATACTGCTAAAGGAATTAAAAAAGATGGCCGAGGTAAAACTTTACAAGAGCCACTAACTTTAGATTTATGGAAACAACATATTGCTGGAAAAGTTTCAATTGGTGTTATTCCATTAAAAGATGATGAAACCTGTAAGTGGGGATGTATAGATATAGATGAGTACCCAATAGATGTTAAAAAAATTATTAAGTCAGTTAATGATATGAGTTTACCTGTAGTGCCATGCGCAACAAAATCTGGTGGTGTGCATTTGTTTTTATTTACTAAAGAACCTGTGCCAGCGATTAAATTTAAAAATAAATTAGAGGAGATTGCCGCAGCTTTGGGTCGCACTGGTGATGAGATATTTCCAAAGCAGTATCAATGGTCCACACAATTACCCAAAGAAAGACAAACCGGTAACTGGTTGAACATGCCGTACTTTTCTGGCGAAGACACTACTCGGTACGGTTTAAATGCTAATGGTGATGCTTTGTCATTAGAAGAGTTTATTGAGTTTGTGCAAAAGAAATCTATCAGCGAAGAAAAATTAGATGAGTTAATCCCAGTTAAAAAGTCTAGGAGAAAATTAATTGCTAAAGATAGCGACAGTATTTGGAATGAAGCGCCACCTTGTTTGGTACACATGAAACTAAACGGGGTGCCAGAGGGTTGTCGTAATACCGCACTGTTTTCTTATGGCGTATTTTTTAGAAAAGTTTATCCAGAAACAGAAGAGTGGAAAGATAAGCTTTACGAAGTTAATAAACAAGTTTGTTCTAAACCAATTTCACACAGCGAAATGACTGCGTTGATTTTAAGTATTGAGAAATCAGACTATCGTTATCAATGCAGTCAGCCACCTCTGGTGGACTTTTGTCAGAGCGGTATCTGTGTCACTAAACGTTTTGGGATTGATGCGTCTGAAAGAGATCCCGTGTTTGGTGGCCTTAGAAAATACCTCACAGACCCACCGCTCTGGCATCTTGATATGGACGGACAAACCATTGTTTTAGAAACCAAGCAACTACATAACTTTTCCATGTTTCAACAAAGATGTATGGAGGTTTTAAACACCTGTCCACCTGATGTTAAAAAGATAGAGTGGGTGGCCAGATTAAATACTTTGTTACAAGACGTGCAAGAAGTAGATATGCCATCTGATATGACTAAAAGTGGTCTATTGGAGGAAAGCATCATGGAGTTCTGTGTAAGCACCGAATCTATCTCTAGGCTAGCTATTATGTCTGGCGGAGCTTTTCGCCTTGAGGAGGGCGTAGAGAAGCCTCAGTGGTGGTTTAGAGGACGCGATGTAGTGAAGTATATACACGAATACAAAGGTATGAAGACAGTTAGAGAGGCAGAAATATTTGATGAACTAAAAAAGATGGGTGCCAACAACTTAGCTAAGTGGATAGATAAGAGTGTTGGCAATAAAAACATTTGGGTGCTTGATGTTATTGAAATAGATAACAGTCACGTCACTGCTGAAGATTTTAAGAAACCAGTTGTTGATAAGGAGTGGGAGTAGTGTTGAACGTTAAAAAATACTTTGGTCCACCTGGCACTGGTAAAACTACTAAGCTGTTAGGTTTAGTCGAAAAACATTTGGAAGAAGGAGTGCAACCAGATCAAATGGCTTTTATATCTTTTTCAGTTAAGGCAGCAACCGAAGCCAAGAATAGAGCCAACGCTAGTTTGGGTTTAGGCTTTGATGAAATGCCGTACTTCTGCACTAGTCATGCTTTCTGTAAAAGAGTTATGGGCATAGGTAGAGTTATGACTGGTGAAGATGTTAAAGAGTTTTTAAATGAATACAGTTTTAATTTAACTAAAAACTACAAGCTAGATAATCGTCGCAGTGTGCAGTCCTTGGTCGAAGATCCCTACTTCCAGATCATAGAAAATGCTAAGACTAATTGTCAGTCTATTGAGCAAGAGCGGTTGTCCACTATCTTATCGCTACGTAAAAATGTTTCGCCTATGCTTCTAACTAATATTGCCGAAGCCTGGGAAGAGTATCGTAAAAACAGTGTGCCAATGATTTATTCGTTCGCTGATATGATTCAAAGTTTTATAGATAAAGGTACAGCACCACCATTAAAGGTACTAATCGTTGATGAAGCTCAAGACTTAGCGGAACTAAACTGGCGTTTGGTTGATAAACTAACGGAAGTTGTTGATATTACTTACATTGCTGGTGATGATGACCAAGCAATTTATGAATGGAACGGCGCTAAACCACAGCGTTTTGTCGATTATATGGGCGAGAAAATTATTTTAGATCAATCTTTTCGCATACCTAAAAAGGTACATCATGTAGCCGAAATAATATCTAAAAGGATCAAAGTACGTGAAGAGAAAGAGTACAAACCTAGAGTAGAAGAAGGCGCAGTAACAGAAATATCCTCGGTTGATTTACTACCACTAGAGCAAGGCAGTTGGTTGGTGTTAGCTTCTTGCGACTATATGTTATCTGATGCAGCCAAAGGTTATGACATTAGAAAGTTTTTGATTGATAACGGCTTTCCTTTTTCACACAACCACTATCGTTACATACCACATAAGATGATGGCGGCGATGTCAGCTTGGGAGAAACTAAATACTGAGGGCGAGATTACAGTTGCTCAGTTAGGTGATCTCTACAATTATTTAGGCAAGACTTATGTCAAGCGTGGTTTTATTACCAAAGTTTTAAACGAAGAAAACAAAAGCCAAACAGTAAACAAAGAACAAATAATAAATATGTATGGACTAAAAGAAGAATGTTTAGACGAAGAATGGAAAGAAGTCTTTAGTAAAACTATTGACGTTAAGCGTCGAGCTTTTATTGAGAAAGCTTTGGCAAATGGTGAGGATCTTTTTGGCGAACCAAGAATAGCTATTTCAACTATTCATCAAGCCAAGGGCGGAGAAGCGGAGAATGTTGCTGTGTTGTTGGATTTATCGCCAGCTCAACAGCAAGATTTTATTTTAAAACCAGATGGCTTGCACCGACAGTTTTATGTAGCAGTAACGAGAGCGCTACAAAATTTGTATTTGGTAAAAGCTAAAAGCGAAAACTATAGGTATTTAATATGAGTGTTTTTAAACCAGCAACGGAATGGATAGCTCCGGATGTATTTCCAACAGAGCTATTGGTAAACGCAAAGGAGATAGCGATTGACACAGAAACTAGAGACCCAAACCTAACTAGTGTTGGTCCTGGTTATATTAGAAACGATGGCGAGGTCGTCGGTATCTCAGTTGCTTGTGATGGCTTTGAAGGTTACTTTCCGTTTGGTCATGAGTCTGGTTTTAACTTTCCTAAAAATAAAGTGGTTAACTTTTTTAAAAAGGTCTGTGCTAGTGACAACGATAAAATATTTCACAATGCGACGTATGATGTCGGTTGGCTAGAAAACTTAGGCATAAAAGTAAACGGCAAGATAATTGACACCATGATCGTTGCGCCACTAGTTGATGAAAACCACTATTCTTATTCGCTCAATGCGTTGGGTCGTATGTATTTAAATGAAGGTAAGACTGAGGCAGATTTAAATGAAGCTGCAGCTGAGTGGGGTTTGGACCCCAAAGCTGAAATGTGGCGTTTACCTTCGGCCTATGTCGGTACGTATGCTACACAAGATGCTGCGTTAACTTTAAAACTTTGGAACTATTTTAAAGTAGAGCTAGAGAATCAAAACTTATGGAATGTATTTGAGTTAGAAATGGAAGTGTTACCTTTAATTATAGAAATGAAACGCAAAGGTGTGCGAGTTGATTTAGAAAAAGCAGAACGTATTAAGAAAGAATTAATTAGCAAAGAGAAAAAACTTATTAAACAAATACAAGAAGAGTCAGGCGTAGAGGAGGTACAGCTCTGGGCAGCACGTCTCTTTATC